ATCTACGGTCGGCCCGAGGGCCTCCCGTAGACCGCATAGAGGCTCTTCCGGATTTGGAAAAGTCTCTTCCCAATAAGTAACGTCATGCAATCGAGCCGTATAACGACCACCCGTTGGTCTCTGATACTTAAGAGACTGCTGGCGGCCAATTGAGCCCGATATAACATCCCATCTACTTAGGTCACGTACGTGTTGATAACGTACGTAAAGCCTATAAAGCATAGCCGTTTTAGCGGCAAACCAGCTAGTAGGTGGACGTGCGGGGGCGCGATAAATGATTCGCACCCCGTTACGCTTGTAAAGCCCACAAAGGTACGAGTCGTCTTCTGGCCAGCCAATGGCTAGCATGGAAGATACGCTCTTAGGTATCAGAGCATGACAAAACGCGACAGCGCGACGAAAGCAAGCAGTATAGTGGAAATTACCACTAAGACGGCAAGCAGAGCGAGCGAGTCCGTTAGCCATTCGTATAATCTCCGGAACATTTTCGGGGATCTCCTTTTGAAAATAAGGGCGAACAAGATGTCCATTGAAGTAGTCTTTTCCGCAAGATTCTCGGAAAACACCTTCGGAGAAAGATTTACGGCTATTTACCGTAAAACCGAAGCACTTCAAGGCATGACTGCATGCTAAGGCCTTGTGGGCCGGGACGATAATATCATCCCCAAACACCGATACCGTAGCCTTTGGTCCGCAAATGTACCTGCAGATGGCATAAAATACTGCCGTTTGTAGCTCAAATGTAAAACCATTCCCCATTGAGGAGAATCGTCTCAATTCGAGCCACTCACCATTGATTAAGATATGAGATGTTCGAAGCATGTTTAATGCGAAATACCATGTAGGCGGCAACAATGCCATAATGGTTCCTCTAGAAACAGTATCAGAAGCGTTACTGAGATCCAACGTGGCCAATTCGCCAGTTAAGGATCCAAGTTGCGCTAGACGCTGGTTTAAGGTTTGATCGCTTAAGTCGAGTCCTTCCTTATAAAGACGTCTCTTCATAACTTGACCGAGGCCAAGCTGGAGAAAAACGTTAATTAAGGGTTGGGTCTCTATATTGCGATTGGTTTTCGCATTCTTTGGGACTTGCGTGTATTTTCCACCCCGATGACTCTCAATAACAACTTCGGAATTTCCGGAGTAAGAGAGACCATCACGCCACCCCTCGAATTCATTAATGAGGGAAGTAGCCATGCCAGCAAGTTGAGTTGTAACACCCAATTGCTGATTGAGCTTGATGTAGTCCACTGAACTTTTTGGCCCGAATGCTACAAGGCCAGGTCCAAGACGACACAAGTCCATCCACTCCGAAACATCAAACTCGCCTAAAACGCGATGTAAGATGTCGCGGCAACCATACAGGAGATTTCCCATATATGGAGTGAGACTTGCTTTACAAGTATCCACCGCACGCCAAAATTCATTTTCTACGAGGTTTTGTTGCTCGCAGGAAGTGAATGATGAATATGCAGCTTCAACAGGATCGAGACCTTCAAACGTAGTCTCGAGTTTAGCAAGAAACTTCACGGCTTGATGGTCCCGTGCATAGGACAAATGATCCCAATCCATGTACCACGAAGGATTAATTTCGTGGGTTATCACAGATTGAAGATCATTGTACTTTGCACAGATCCAAAGGCCGAGCGAAGTTGGGGTGTCAAGCCCCTCCCAAAGATGGCACGCACAGGTGATAACGTTTTGGCGCCCGTTAGGGCGCTTGGCGTTAAGCTGATCGCTTAGCGTCTGATTCGAATTCGGAATCGACGCGGAGGTATATGATTTCATAAGTATCTCCAGAGCAATCAGTTACCAGGGGCTCTCGTTGTCCACGACAGCGTCGTCGAAATACGACGTTGCCACGAACGCACGGAGAGCCGCGAGCATTGCAGTGCGATCGGTCGATTGGTTCAGATTGTTAGTCGTGAACTCAACGCGGCCGTACTCATTGCGAATCTCGCCGGTAGTGGCGTCCTGAACCGGCCAAACAACGGTACCGGTAACACGGCGGGTCTTGCTGTTCTCGCTGAACGCGAGCGCAACGGACGGATCCATGGCAGCTACGCTACCCGCGTTGTAAGTCCATTTGGCATATTCGCCAGAATTGACTTTGCGCGGTTCGTAAGTGATGCCATTGAGCGTCGTAGCAGCAATTGCAGACATATGTGTCTCCTAAAGAAGGTAAGAACGTGCTATTTGCCGAAGGCTTGAGCTAACAAGGCCACAGCATCTAAAACACGCTTGTTGGTGAATTGCGGCTGGAATCCCAGTGCAATAGTTGGTGGGGTTGCCCGCAGCGTTCGATTTACATATACGGCGTGCGACTTGTACGAGGGATACACAATAGAATTTATAGTGTTCCCAGATACAGAGTTGAACTCCGCAGTGTTATCGATAGCAGCGGATATGCGAACAGTGTCAGAATAGGAGAGAATAGTCTTCCCTGCCCACGCATCCATCTGTTCTAGGACGTCGGAGACGTTAACAAACCAGTCAGCGACGAACGACAGAGGTACCAGTTCCCAAGCTACCAAAGCAGGGTTAGTAAGCCCTATTTCGGTGTAGTTTGCAAGTCCGGTGTTATGGACCTTGTAAGCAGCAACGGAACGGCATGATATGCTATACGATATCACGCGCTTGCCACGATACCTAGCTCCAATGAAGCCAAAGTCATCATCGACTTTGTATCCAGTGAAGTCAGTTTTCGTGATATGGTACGTGTCAGAAGTGGATGATTGTACCACAACAGGCTCGCGGTCACGCATGTGGTCGAATTTCCTTTTAACCTCACCGTAAACGGTTTGATATAAAGGACCCCAACCATAGCGGTACTCGAGCCAATTGGAACTCACCCTTTGCTCGTCCATATACCCAGGTGAATCCTTAGACCCATGCCTAGGGGGCTTGCGCCCTTTCGGTGGAGGTTTGAGACCCTTGGGTGGAACGGACAAGCCAAGCCGCTTCGCGGCTCGCAGGAAGTTACCACGGCGCACGTCTTGGTAAGACTGCAATATCGTGGTTGCTGCTTTAGATACCATATCACGCGTTTTCTTGCCCTCATAGAGGGTTTCGAACGTCGAGTAATATTGGTTCCGAACTAAACCGTTCAGCTTCGAACGAGAAGAGTTCATCGCAGCATTAGCTAGGTTTTGGACAGAAACGTCCTCAAACAAGGCATTCCAGCCGAGTAAGATTAATCCAAAATCGGATGTGGCGACCGTAATACGGCCGTCAGAATCACGAGTTGAATTGATTTGACCTAGACCCAAAGACCCATTCGTATAGTGGGTTGCACTATAGGTAGTTTGTCGTGGGTAGCCGTTAACCAACGATTGGCGCCATGCGCGCCTATCGCTATTAACAAACCGAGGTACTGATTTCGGAAACACGTATGAAGTGGGCGTACTACCAATAACATACCCCTGGGAATCCCAGTGCGTATGATTACGAATAATAGGCCCATACGCGGTAGCCGGTTTCAGCACAATGGTCATGGCTCTCATCCTGTAATCGCTCTCAAAAAGAGCAAAACGACCGAAAGGTCGATTAAAACTGGGGAAAA